AAAGATACATTTACTCGTGAACAACTCACAGAGTTTGCCAAATGCGCTGATCCAAAGAATGGAGTGAAGTACTTTCTCAGCAACTACTTCAATATTCAGCATCCTACAAAAGGTCGTATGACCTACAATACTTTTGAGTATCAGGATAGGTTGATTGATACATATCACAACTATCGCTTCAATATTAACATGCTACCTAGACAAACGGGTAAATCAACAACAGCCGCAGGTTACTTGCTATGGTATGCAATGTTTGTACCAGACAGTGTGATCCTTATTGCCGCACACAAGTATGCAGGTGCGCAGGAGATTATGCAACGCATACGCTATGCATATGAACTATGTCCAGATCATATCCGTGCTGGCGTGACCAGTTATAACAAAGGCAGTATAGACTTTGACAATGGTAGTCGTATTGTAGCACAAGCAACTACAGACAACACTGGACGAGGCATGAGTATCACATTGCTATACTGTGATGAGTTTGCGTTTGTGCGTCCTAGCATTGCCCGTGAGTTTTGGACTAGTATTTCGCCTACACTAGCAACAGGTGGTAAGGCTATTATTACCAGTACACCAAACAGTGATGAAGACCAGTTTGCACAGATTTGGCGTGATGCTAACAAAACATTTGACAACGATGGAGAAGAAACAGACATTGGAGTAAATGGTTTTAAGAGCTATCGCAGTTACTGGTGGGAGCATCCAGATAGAGATGAAAAGTGGAAAGAAGAAGAACTAGGTCGTATTGGCGAAGAACGTTTTAGACGTGAACACGATTGCGAGTTTATCATCTATGATGAAACACTGATCGACAGTCTTGTGCTTACTAATATGATAGGCAATGATCCTCTGTATAGACATGGCAAAGTACGTTGGTATAAACAACCTGAGAAAGGTCGAAGTTATCTAGTAGGACTTGATCCTAGTTTAGGTACAGGAGGAGATCCAGCAGCTATTGAGATATTTGAAGTTCCTAGTATGATACAAGTAGGTGAATGGAGTCACAACAAAACTCCTATTCCACAACAAGTTCGCATACTAATAGATATAACCAAGTATCTAGTTGAGGAATGTGGTGACAATAACAGTGTGTACTACAGTGTAGAAAATAACACTATTGGCGAAGCGGCATTGATGAGCATCGCAGAAGTAGGTGAAGAAAACATACCGGGCTTTTTCCTAACAGAACCAAAGTCACACGGCAACGCAAGAACATATAGAAGAGGCTTTAACACCACACACCGCAGTAAACTCACAGTGTGTGCTAAGTTTAAAACGTTGGTAGAAACAGAAAAAGTAAAGATCAACAGTAAACCTCTTATCAGTGAACTTAAAAGTTTTATTGCTAGCGGTAACAGTTATGCCGCTAAAGTCGGTGACACAGATGACCTAGTAATGGCAACACTGCTGGTAATGCGCATGGCGCAAACACTGAAAAGTTACAATCCAGAGCTCGATAGTCACATGGCAGACAGTGACGATTATAATGTTGAGCCTATGCCCTTCATTATGGTCTAGGCATAAATACATACATGCGAGCAGTAGAAAACATATCACAAGAACTATTTGATAAGATTCGTAGTAGAGTCAGCAGTATTCGCTTAGGCGATGAAACTGGTGCAGTCACTACAGAACCAAGTAAGGCACGTTTCTTTGAGTTTAACTTTAAACATAGAAACTTGCCAGTAGGTGCAGTAACAATAAGCCTCAATGAAGAAGGCATATTGCAAGTATACTTCCCAAACAGCATGGTCGAAGATGTAGACACTAACACAGCAGATGCTTGGTACGGTTTTCTCAAAGAACTAAGCAAGTTTAGTGCGAGAAATATGTTGAACTATGAAACACATAATGTAACAAAAGAACGACTTGATAAGAAAGATTATCAGTTTTTAACACAACGTAGCCAGGACGAAGTGATGGAAAACAGAATGTATGGAACCAGCCAAAAGAGTTTCTTAGAACAAGGAACCGCAAAACTTATTATTCAACATGATAAGGCAGTAGACGAAACTAAGATGGGTGCGAGAAGCCGCAACATCAAAGCAATCTACATTGAAAATGCAGACGGCGAACGCTTTAAGTTTGCTAACAACTATCTACCAGGTGCGAGAGCAATGGCAAGACACGTTAGCAACGAAGGTCATACTCGTGATGATCGCGGTCAACACATTGTAAGCATCATGCATGAAATGAATGATTTGAAAACATTTGTTCGTGCTATTAAACGTGAAGATTATGTTACAGATGAACAAAACGAAATCATTGAAGCCGCAACAGATAGATACTATGGTTTGAAAGATACACTAAAGAACCTGGCAAGTGCAAATGGTTATCAATCATACTTTGAAAACTGGATGCCAGAAGCAGTAGAAGATGAAGGCGACTTGGATGATCTAAAAGAAAAACTAACCCGTTCAGTTTATGATGACCGCTTAACAAGTGCGTTGCCGGCAGTGCGTCGTGCAATGGAACAGCGTACACAAATGCGTGAAGCAAATGATGAAGAAGCACTAAAGATGGCAATGAGCGATGAGCCTATTGAAATCTTTGACAATGAAACTGACATGGCTGAGATCAAAAACTACATGCAGTACATTAAAAACAGCGACATGGAAGCACAGCGTAAGAATCAAGCACTGGTAGTTGCTATTGTACGTTTCCTAGTTAAGAATGCTACTGATGATAATCTTGCTAATGCGATGAGCGAGTTTGATGTAGAAAACAAAAAGCACATGGCGGCAGGCTATGCACTTGCTAAGAAGTTTATCCAAGGCAAGTACGAAGTCAAGCAAAAAGTTGCTAAGAAAGACTTGTACGGAAAAGAGAAGTCTGAGAGTGTAACATTTGAATCATTTGAACAAAGCATGAACATGATCAGTGAAGGCACTTGGCACTTGTTTAGTACAGAGGAAGAGATCAAAGATTTTGTTTCGTTACTACAAAAACCTCTTAAAGCAGGAGAAGATGGTGAAGATGCTATTAATGCTGTAATGAAGTTTATTGGCGATGACGATATGTTGGACGACATAGCCGAGTTTGTAGAAAAAAATGGTGCTAATAGAGACGCTCGTCCTGCAATCATTAAGTGGTTGAAAAACAATCAATATGGTGGTCGTTATAGATATCCAGAACAGTATACAGATGCTATTAAAGCAGTACTAGCAGGATTAAAAGGCAAAGCAGAAAGCGTTGAAGAAGCAGATCTAGCAGAAGCAAGTCTTACAGTCAGTGTCGATCCAGATACTGCAACTAGAGCAGAAAAAGTTTGTGCAGATAACAATGTAACCTGCGATATGGAAGGTGGCAAGTTTGTAATGAAAGGCGAAGAACAAGATATTCTTCGTGTTTGCTACAAGATGCGTTGGCCCGGAAATATCTACCAAGGCAAGATCCAAAAAGAATCTATTGAGGAAGGTCATAAAGACTATGATGATAGTCAAAAGATTTTAGATAAAGATGGTGTTGAAATCTTCTCATATGACCATGACGGAGATGGCAGTGCTATTGAAGTATATGTAAACGGCAAAGAAGTTGCTAGTGGATACTATGACAGCCTAGCAGGCGATATGGTCATTGACGGTAGCAGTTTCCTAGATAAAGAATCAGTGGCAAGTTATTATAAACCTAAAGTGAAAGAAGCAAAAGACACACACTGTTCAGATAAGTGCTGTGGAGCAGACACACTAGCAGAAGATTGCACATGTCCTCCAACTTGCAAGCACTGTAACTGTAATGCAGTAGAAGAAAGTAAAAACATTACAGAAATGATGACATTGAAATGCAAAGACTGTGGGGACATGTTAGGTGAACCTACTACTGATTGTCCACATGACAGTCAGGATCCAAAAGGTGACAACTGGATTATGGTAGACGTTGACAACGACGGTGACATGGACATTGCAGTAGCAAACGAAGAAATAGAAGAAGTAGATGAAGCAGCGGAAAGTCTTGCTAAGTTGAAGGCAATGGCTGGCGTAGGGTCAAAGTTCAGAAGTAATCATGGAATACACGAGGGCGAAGAGGGATACCAAATCACACCAAGAAGTATAGTGGCACGAGAACTAAGGAAACTACAGGACATCGAAAAAGGCTCATAAAAAAATAGTACACGGGAGAAAAGCAGTGCTTAGGCACTGCTTTTTTTTACCAAAAAAATCACAAAAAAAGTTATTGACAGATAAATAACTTTGTCATATACTGTGTTGTACAGTATGTGAAAAGGCACATACAAGGCTAAACAATAGGCACATATAGGAGAAAATATTATGGCATCTTTGGCAGAAATCCGAGCAAAACTAAAGTCTCAGGAATCACGTTCTGAGCGTTCAGGCGGCGGCGACAACGCAATCTTCCCACATTGGAATATCCCAGAAGGCAGTACTGCAGCAGTACGTTTCTTGCCCGACGGCGATCCTAACAACACATTCTTTTGGGCTGAAAGGCTAATGATTCGTTTACCCTTTAACGGTGTTAAGGGCGATATGAACAGCAAGCCAGTAGTGGTTCAAGTCCCATGTGTAGAGATGTGGAATGAAACTTGTCCAATCCTGACAGAAGTTAGAGGCTGGTTCAAAGATAGTTCATTGGAAGAGATGGGACGCAAGTATTGGAAAAAGCGTAGTTACATCTTTCAAGGCTTCGTAAATGAAAACCCACTCGCAGAAGATAGCACCCCGGATAATCCAATCCGTAGGTTTGTTATCTCACCAAGCATCTTTAACTTGATTAAAGACGCACTCATGGATCCGGATATCCAAGAGCTTCCTACAGATTACACACAGGGACTGGACTTCCGTATTACAAAAACAACTAAAGGACAGTACGCAGACTATAGTACAAGTAAGTGGGCTCGTAAAGAGACAGCACTTACAGAGTCGCAAGCGGCGGCTATTGACACACATGGTCTGAATACACTTAGTGACTTCCTTCCTAAGAAACCTACTGAAGTAGAACTACAGTGCATCAAAGAGATGTTCGAAGCAAGTGTGGACGGTCAACCTTACGACGTAGAGCGTTGGGGACAATACTATCGTCCGTATGGTGTAGATGCTCCAGCTGGCTCCTCAACAGATACGTCTGCAGCTCCAGCAACTACT